CCTAATCCGAACCACGTATATCTTTCCGAGTCCTCTTTAAGTTGTGTTAAGTATGTAGAGTTTAATTGTTCAATGATTGTAGTTAACGCTCTGTTAATTTGTCTTTGATTATCTTCACTATATTCTTTTTTAGGTTCAGGTAATCTTACTACAACTTTAGTCATTAGCCTCTCCTTCCATCTGGTTGTATGTCAACTTGAAACGTACCAAATCTCCAAGACTCACCTACACCAGTATTTTCTATTTTTATATTTGCATATCTTCCTCTTGCTCTAGTGTCGACCTTTAAGGTACTAGAATTTATTATAAAAGGACTTAATGCAGTTTCTATATCATCTTGTGATGGAAAATCTTTTATAGATAAAGTTATTTGATTGTTACCTGTTAATACTTTAAAGTTTGGTAAAAATCTTCTCATCGCTAAAAATACTTCTGATTGATCTGGTTGTAATGAAAAACTAAATGATTGTATAAAAGATGTTAATGCAGTTACACTACCATCTGGATTTACTTGATCGGTCCCCGATTCTTGTTCAAATAATACACTTCTACCTAAACCTGTTTCACCTATAATTGCAGGAAAAGAACCTGTAGCTGAACTGCTGTATGCTGTAGCGTATGGTTTAGGATATACTAATGAATCTATCCAAGTTGTTCTAATTGAATTAGTGTTAGTTCCTGTATACCAATTACCCATAGGTAACTGTGTATTGTTTTGTCCGTAGTTGTAAACTACATATCTATTATTAAAATCTGATCCTGATGTTGGATACCACCAAGTTACTTCTGTAAATAGGTTATTGATACCGGCACAAACTTGTTGGCCTTTTGTTGTATCAACATCATCATAAATATAATCTTCAACTGAACAAGGTAGAGTATTTACTGTACCATCAAAAGAGAAGAAACCATTATTACCCATCCAATATGCAACACCATCAATTTCAATTGCTGCATTCTTACCAATCAATCCACAGTTTGTACCTACTTGTTCAAAACCAAATGTAAATGGCGCACCTACAAATTTCATTGTGTATAGTGCATTATCTGTCCATACTAGAATGTTTTCTTTTGCAACTAAAGCTCCTACAATTTTAGTACCATCTTGTATTCTTTGTGTACCGGCTGTGTTAGTTGCTTCTGGTGTATATTCATTTATATTTTCATCTTCAGAAAATCTTATAAACATATCGTCTTGTGTAGTAGGTGATCCAATAGTTGTTTCAGTTCCAAAATGAATTAAGTGCCGTGTTGTTGGTGAAATAAGTGTAACTCTAGTAGCTGTTGGATTGTTTGTAGTTTGAAATCCTGATGTAGTTGTAGAAGCTCTTGTAGATAATCTTGCTGCAATAGAAGAATCCCAAGTAAAAGTTTTACCATTAGCAATCGTTGCAATTAATACATCACCAAAATTACTTAATGACCAAAGTCCTGGTTCAAGAGTAACTGTAGCTGCATCAACCGCATCTCCCCATCCTGAAAATTCTGTAGCGTTTGTAACTGTATCACTTGATGAATGAGCTTGACCATTTGATGTACCAGTAGTTGCTGTACCTTTTGCACCTCTAGTAATACCTAAAAATTGTGTAGCATTTGTTGATGTGTATGTAATTAATTCGTTAGCGATTGCGATAGTTCCAGAAGATGGAAACCCTGTCGTGCTTACAACTGTAACCGCGGTCCCCGATCCACCTGTACCATTTGTATCCGCAAGAAGTGCACCATTTAAAGTTGTTGTTTGTGCACCTTGAACTGTACCACCATATTGACTAATACCAAAACCATATCCATAAGTTTGTGCAGCTGGACCCACTCGTTCGTAAGGTTTTATATCTACACTACCACCAGACGCTGTAGAACCTGCGCTTGTAAAAGTTATAGTAAAAGTGTTTGCTGTTGGTGTAGAAATAACTTGAAATAGTTTATCTTCAAAATCTGATGCACTTAATCCTGTACCACCTGGTAAAGTTACACTGTCAAATAAAACAATGTCACCATCTTCTAAATTATGTGCAGCTGATGTTGTAATAGTAATGGTAGTTGTGCCATTAAAAGTAAAAGTAGCTGCTGAAATAGTAGTTGCTAAAGGAGTTACATCAAAAAATTGACCTTCAAAATATACAATTAAAAATTTATCTGTACCGATTGCAACATATCTATTACCATCTTGGTCAACAAATGCGTGTTGTTTTCTGGCTACACCTACTAATGTATCTGTAAGTAATGACTGCCAACCACCTACTTTTTCTGGTAGTCCATATCTAAATCTAACATTATCAGAATCAACCCAACGACCTTCTGCCCCAACGGCAGTGTCTTGTTTATCTATTCCGGGAGCAAACTTAATCTTCGTAAGCATTATTACTCCTATGCTGTATTAGTTTTTAACTGCCAGCCTTTACTTGCCCCAGTATAAAATAATGTGACTGATTGATTATTAGTAGTTAGGTCTATTGAAGAGTTTGCACCTTGAATATTTTCTGAACCATCTGGTGCTACAACACATTTGTTTGTTGCAAAACCATTTGATGCCGATACGTCCATAATAACTATTTCATCCCCAACAGAACCTGCAGGTAAAGTAATTGTTACAATATTAGCTACTGTGTCTACACCTATTTGATCTCCAGGAACTGCTGTGTATGCAGTTTTACTAGCAGCCGTTACTGTTGTAAATCCTTTGTCAAGCATTCCTAATGTTGTTGCTGGTACACTACCTCTAGAATAAACTAAAGCTGTTGCGCCTTCTGGAAGAGGAACTCCTCCACTTTGACCTGTTGTTATTAAAGTTACTGTATAACTATCACCAGCTCCGCCTCTAGTTGTTGCATCCTCTACAAAAAATACTCTGTTCGCATTACCACCTGTTGTTGATGCGGGCATAGCTAAAGTTGAATTACCAGATAAAGTTCCTGTTACTTTAATGTAAAGGTTTTTACCATTTGCTGTTGCATCTCCATCAGCTAAACTTAATGTAGTTGTACCTGAACTTAAAGTTACTTCTACATAACCTGATGCTGCTGTTTGTAATAGTTGTAAATTTGTATTTGTGATTGCGCCCCATAGACCGGCTTTTTCACCTGTCGTTACGAGTTCTAATGATAAATCTGATGAATAAGTTGATGCCATAATTTTAGTACGGTTTGATTGGTGTCCAAACCATTGTTGCTCCTGGTATTATATCGTTCCACGTAATAACTCCTGGTTCTACTGTATCCAATGATAAGCTAGAACCTGTAGGTAATACATTTGCTCCAGCTGTTATTGTAACATTTCCTGTAGCCAAGGTCAACGAGTTTCCAGAAGGTGTTGCGTTAGCATCTATATTAACTGTAAATGCACCTATACCTAAAGATACAGCATTTCCTGTAACTGTATGATTAGCATCGGCTGTAATAGTTAAAGTACCTGTGCCTAAAGATACTGCGTTTGGTGTTAAATTTTCTGTAACTGCATCAGCAATAATACCTACACTACCAATAGTAATTGTAAGTGAATTACCTGTTACGGAAACTTGTACATCTGAATCGGGTCCTGATGTAGCGAATGGTAATGCTGATATTGCGTCAAATCCTAAACTCATAAATAATCCTTAAAAGGAGACTGTGTGGTATGTGGTGGTGACACAGTCTCCATCTAAAGATTATATCATCGTTTAAACCAGGATGGAAGACCTAAATGAGGACGCTTGTCAAACATATTGTCTTTTGCGCCTGGTGTTTTACGATTGTTATAATGAAGAAATACTTGTACGCATTCCTTACCTTTGAACTTTTCTCTCCAATGCTCTAATTCACAACCAGAATAGACTAACATATCTCCTGGTTTTAAATCTACTTTGATACCTTTCTTACCAACTTCTCCAGATGGCTCAAGATATATTGGCCAATCATCACCACCTAAATTCATAGTGGTAGATATTTCACAGCTAAATCTATCTTTATGTCTTTTAAGAACATCACCTTTTTTATAAATTCTTGCATAAGTATATGCAGGATATAATTTTAATCCTGTTGCCTTTTCCATAGCTGGCTGACATTTTAACATCAATGTTTCCATTGCTATATCGGAATAACAAGAATAAGTATTTGGAATCTGTTCATTCTTACCTTCATAGTAACCGAGTAAAGTTTCATATGGAGAAATGTATCTTGCTTGTCTACATGTATCATAAACTTGTTTTTGCATAGCAAAATAGTTTGCAACAAATGCAGCTAAATCTTTTGAGATTGCTTGACGAATAACGGTATATTTATTTTTCTTAAAACTCATGCTAAATTACCACTTATTATTAATCTATTATTACTTTTATTTATAGGAACTTCATGTGGTAAAAATCCAGGAAATATTAATAATATACCTGGCTTAAAATTAAAGGTTAATATTTTACCTGTCGATATTAATGGGAAACCAACATCAAAAAATCTTATTGGTGCTGATTTTTTATCTCCATCTATAAACCACACGAAAGAAAAATCTTTTTGAGTATAAAAATGAGTATGCATTGAATGATATTCATATTTTTTATATTGTTGTACCCAACAATTCTGTAATTTTAGTTTTAGTTTATCAAAAATTGTTTTTAAATAAGTATTTACAATATTTAAAAGTAATGGATTCATTTTATTTTCTGAATTAAAATTATTCCTATTTTCATTAAATTTAATAACTTTAATTTTTTTAATTTTATTTTTTATTTGTTTATCTATATCAATAAAATCTTCATATATTGAATAAACAAATTCATGTTTAAACATCTTTTGCCATCTCTTTCGGTACAGCTTGAATGTTCCAATGTATAAATCTAAATGGTTCTACACCAAAGTCGACCGCATATTCATGTTCCATGTACCCTGGAAAGATAATGAGTGTG